AGACAATAGCTAAAACACCGGTCGACAAACGACCATTAATCACAGAAGCTCTCAAAGCAATCGCACGTCGCGAAGCTACAGGGCTAAAACTTGTACCAGCGGGTGACAGTAGAACCGCTCGCGCTTTCCAACGGAGTAAATAAAATGCCACAATTTGATGAAACACATGTAAAAATACAAGGTTGTATTGTTGTATGGGACGGGATGAACCGCGTTGAGGCCCCCAACGATAACGGCAATATTAAACGGTCACTTAAAGTTGTGATTGACCCCAACAACCCAGATATAGGGCTATTACAGCAACTCGCTAACAATGAGTTACAGGCTTCTGAATTTAAAGGTATTCTGCCTCAAGGTGGCCTCATGCCTATCGGTACAGCACGTCCTGATGAGTTTAACGGCATGTATCCGGGCTGGGCTGTTGTGAACTGCAGCACATTCAAAATGCCAGATGTTTACAACGAACAAGGTCAGATGATGACTGATCCAATGCAATATTTGCCGACAGTCTTCCCAGGGCAAATAGTTGATGTGTTAGTTCACTGTAAGGCTTATAACCAGAAAAGCAAAGGTGTGGCAGCGCGCATGGACGGTTTCATGATCATGGTCAGCCGAAATGCACCTCGTCAGAACTTTGGCGGCGGGGGTATCGACACATCGAATGCGTTCGGTGGACAGCCTCAGCAGCAACCGGTTCAAGGTCAACCACAACAGCAGACTTACCAACAGCCTCAGCAGCAACCGGTTCAAGGTCAACCACAGCAAGGCGGTGCGCCTAACCAGGCGCACGACTATATGCCTAATACCAATAACAACCCTCATCAGTAAGCTAATAACTCGCCGCCCTTCGGGGCGGTTAATTTTGGAGCAACGATATGGCTGATAAATTTCCTAAAGATTCTCAGGCACCACAAAACATAGATATATTATTTTATGACGGTTTAGTCCGTGCTACGCGAATTTGTCATGATGCATCTGTTCAGGGTGGCTGGTGGCACGATATCAAAACTGGTGAACCACTCGACCGTAACAAAGGCGAGATGCTGTGCCTGATCCATTCTGAGATATCGGAAGCAATGGAGGGCGAGCGTAAAAATACAATGGATGGGCACCTACCCCATCGCCCCTCAGTAGAAGTCGAACTCGCTGACGCTCTGATCCGAATTTTTGATTATGCCGGTGGTTTCAATCTGGATGTGGCTGGAGCACTTATTGAGAAAATGGCCTATAACGCTGAACGGGCAGATCATAAGCCTGAAAACCGTGCCAAAGATGACGGGAAAAAATTCTAATGGCTACTAAAATCAAAACAATCCGCTACTGCTCAGAATGTGGAACTATTGGCGCAATACCTGCTAATAAGCAGAATTGCTGTCCTACAGCTAATCCGACATTCGCGCCCTATGATGTCGCAATCCAAGCGCATGCGGGCTTCCAGGCTGCCGCAGCATTGCATCGGGCTAAGCATATTATAGCCGCCACGAATACGGTCGGCCTTAAAGTAGTTGATCCGGAATGACGGTCGTCCACTGCAAACACCACACATATAATGTGTATATTGGCCGCCCAAGTAAATGGGGCAATCCTTTCGAGATTGGCAAAGACGGCACTCGTGAAGAGGTGATCCAGAAGTATGCTGACTGGATTAAAACGCAGCCCGATTTAATTGCGGATCTTCCAGAATTGCGCGGACAAATATTAGGATGCTGGTGTACTCCTGAGGCATGCCATGGGGAAGTACTTGACTATATGGCTAATGATCCGACCCTTCTACCTGCGGGCACTCCGATACCGGTTGGCTTCGGGTATGCCACGATATTGCCTGATTTTGACTTCGAAACATACAGCGAGGCGGGCTATGTGCTCGACCCCGTGACAGGTAAAGTGCGCGGTATTGGCCCGCAAGGCAAAGGCGGCCTTCCTGTTGTCGGCACGCCTGTTTATGCTGAGCATCCGAGTACTGAGATACTCTGCCTATATTATGATTTAAAAGACGGTCAAGGCCGTCGTGCCTGGTATCCAGGTACGCCAGAGCCTACCGACTTATTGCAACATATCGCCGCTGGCAGCCCTATCGAGGCACACAATATAACGTTTGAATTCTGGATCTGGAACATAATCTGCGTCCGTCGATACGGTTGGCCGGCTCTTATACTCGAGCAGTGTCATTGCTCAATGGCTAAGGCCAGGCGGTTTGCGCTACCCGGTGCACTTGGCAATCTGGCTGGTGTTCTCGGCACGGCACAAAAAGACAAGCACGGTACCACTCTCATACAGCAATTATCTCGCCCGAACAATACAACAAAAAATCGGCAGTATTTCCGCCGTACGCCGGTTACCGACTGGGATTTATTCTGTGAGTTGTATGCTTATTGCGATCAGGATATCGTAGCCGAGGCCGGCGTATCTGCCCGTATGCCCGATTTAACTCCCTATGAGCGCCGGACATGGGAAGTTGATCAGACTATCAATGTACGCGGCGTGCAGGTCGATATAGACGCCCTGGATGCCTGCATCGACGTCATGCGCCAAGCTGAAACACGATATACCAATGAATTGGGCGTGATTACCGGCGGGGCGGTCAACTCTGTATCGGAAGTTGCTAAAATCGTGGGCTGGTTAAATGATCAAGGCCTGCACATACCTAATATGCAAGCCGACACCGTAAAGGAATACCTCGCCCGTGAGGATGTCAACCCCCCCTGCCGCCGAGTCTTGGAGATACGGGCTATCCTTGGCGGCGCTAATGTTAAGAAGTTGTATACCCTTAAGCGCTCCGTCAGCAGTGACGGCCGACTCCGTGATCAGTATATGTACTGCGGGGCTGACAGGACAGGCCGCTGGTCTGCCGGTGGTGTACAACTCCAGAACCTGACGAGTAAAGGCCCGAAATCAAAGACATGCAATGTCTGCGGGCGGATTGTTGGTAAGATCGCAATATGCTGTCCTGACTGCGGAGCTGGCGATCATCACTTTACTGAGCGCAAGGACTGGACGGTCGAGGCCGTCGAATGGGCTATTAAGGATATACTGACCCGTGATCTTGATCATATTATTACCATCTGGGGTGATCCTGCTGACGTATTAGCAGGCTGTCTGCGTGGTCTATTGGTCGCTAAGCTTGGCCACGACTTAGTCTGTGCCGACTTCTCAGCCATTGAGGCGGTAGTTGCTGCATGCGTATCTCGCTGTCAGTGGCGGATCGACATATTTTCGAGTCATGCCAAGATTTACGAGGCGAGCGCAGCCAAAGCGACCGGCATACCATTCGAGGAGATCCTGCAATATAAAAAAGACAACGGCCAACACCACCCTGCTCGTAAGACAATCGGCAAAGTACGCGAACTGGCTGGCGGCTATGGTGGCTGGATCAATGCCTGGAAGAACTTCGGCGCTGATAAATTCATGACAGACGACGAAATCAAAGCTGACGTCCTCAAGTGGCGCGAAGAATCCCCCGAGATCGTTGAGATGTGGGGTGGTCAGTTTAAATGGTGCGGTCCAGGTAAATGGGACTATAGGCCTGAACTGTTCGGTCTTGAGGGCGCTGTCATTCAAGCCATACTTACACCAGGTCAATGGTTCGGCCATATCGATATTGGTTATATTGTACGGGACGATGTTCTGTTCTGTCGTTTGCCCTCCGGTCGATATCTGCATTACCACCGTCCGAAACTGGTGCCTGCCCAGGATAAATTGAATCGCGGCCCCGCCTGGTCAATTACTTTCGAGGGGTTCAACACTGACACCACCAAAGGCCCGAGAGGCTGGCTCGTCATGGAGACATATGGGGGCCGGTTATTCGAGAATGCCGTCCAGGCTATCGCAGCCGATATACAGGCTGAGGGATTGGTCAGATTAGAAGACAATGGCTACCCCGTCGTAATGCACACACATGACGAGGGCGTCAGTGAGCTGCCAGAAGATCAGGGTAGCGTGGAAGAAATGGAGGCTATTATGGCACAGCGCCCCGAGTGGGCAACGTGGTGGCCTATCAGAGCAGCGGGCTGGCGTCACCGCCGTTATCAGAAGGATTAATATGGCTAACGAGCACTATTTAGAAGGTGTCCGAGCTTGCCAGGCGTACTACTGCTCACAAGGTTTCTCGAATCTTACACGGCAGGTCAGGGCGGAAGATGCGATCAGGCTTTTCCTGCCTCCGGTAGCTGAGCAAATGACACCAATATCATCACCGCTGCCAAAGCCACGACGGGATTGGATCAAAGGGTTCAAGGAAGAACAAATCAATATATTAGAGCATAATAATACGCTGTTAGACAAAGAACCTGACAGATGATAGGGTTAATCCTGATTATTTCCTCAGGTTAGACTTTTGCCCCGGCCCCAATCCGGGGCTTTTTTTTTATTCCGTGGCTACTGAGTCGGCGTAGGTATAGCAGGCTTTGAGGGCTGTTCTGAGCCGGTCTGCCCTGGCAGCTTCCCGGACAAGAAAGTCTGAGTCCTGTCTTGAAAGCTCGGCCCCAGTGGCGCTCGTGCAGGCAATTCCGGTATTGTCGGACACGTGTCTGCGACTTGGACGGTTCCGCAACCTGACAAGATCACCATTGAGGCGAGAATTAATAGCAGCCATCTCATCATATTGTTCTTGTGCAATTTCATTGACTTTCTCCTGTTTTGCTTGTTCTTTATCGCGGGCTTTTTTTACGGCTATTCTTACTGTCTCAGCCATATCAGCACGAACTGAATCGGCACCGGCCTCAAAAACGAACCAAGTAGCCGCCCCCAGCATAGATAAAACGACAATAATTGCAATAATTTTACCCATTGTTAGGCTTACCCCTGATAAACAGCATCACACGCGACCAGACGGCGTCTATTATCGTTTTAATGGCGGGCCACACATAGTCAATAGCTACGCGGTGCACGCCCATTGAGACTGTAGAGACCGTGAGACCTGTTAATACAAAGTAGCCTACATGAATCTTATCGCCATACAAATAAACCCCGCCCAGAGCTAACAAAATGGCAATCGGGAAGGAAATAGCCCAGAGTTTCTGTATACGTTCTTTTTTCCCGCATTGGGTTAAAAACGACTTTTTAACATATTGCAATAAGATCGAGATAGTGAACATCATGGCAATATACATTTTCAATTCGATGGGCGTCATCTCCCAAAGATCAAGGATTGCCCGGTAGACATAACTCGTTGTCTGAATAACTTCCTGGACTTCTCCGTTAATCTTTGTCATTATTTTTGCGCTCCGAATCTCTGGCAGGCCGGTGCGAGCCTTCGCCAATTAAAATATGGAAGATATCGTCAATCCTTGTATGCACCTCAGATACGCTGTCCGTAACCTTAGAGACGTCGTCTTTTAGTTCTTTCTGACACAATGCCATGTCAGTATACACTTGTTCTATATGCTTTTTTATTTCGGCATCAGGCATATGCGACGCGACCACCTTATCCCAACGGTTAAGCGTTCTTTTCCCGAAGAAACCGAGTGTTGTTAATAGCCCTATTGTTACGAGGAACCACAGCTCTATGATGCCATTAAGTACGACATCACCCATACTTTTAAGTATCTCGAGGGCTGTACTTGGGTCAGCCATCAGTCGCGACCCGCCGCAGCAGATACACCCGCGATCATGTCGTACAGTATCTCCCAGGGGAAATGATCACCAGGATCGACTTTCTTTGCGACTTTTTTCGCCTTAGCCTTATCAGGGTACCGTGCAATCCAGTCAGCTCGCACCTTATCGTGGCCCTGGACCCATTCAGATGTGAATCGATGCTCGGTCATATCTTGCGCTAGTGCTGTGCCGAGGGTGAGGATCTGCTCGTCAGTATACGGCCAATCTGTGCCTCCGACTAATTCGTAGCCTTTCGTAAAGCTATTGCACCCGTCGCGGCCATTCATACGTGAATAGCCTGCATGATACGCCTTATGAAGGTCAGGTACGAGTTCGATTTCTGTGCCGTCACGTTCAATCAGAGAATGCGCTGACAATTTATAGTCCTCGAATATGCTGATTATGGCTTCACGATTGAAAGGATCGTCAGGCAGTATGTTCTGTGCACTGATAAAATGAACCAGCGCACCATCTACTGACAAGATTTTACTGGAAGAATAGCAGCGCGCTGGTAGATGACGTACGAGAGTCGTCATAATTTAGCTCTATACGCTGTTACCGCCGCCTGCTTAAATTTGCCCTTACCGTTCGGATCAGAGAAGGCGGCCTGTAACTCCACACTGTTATCCCATAATATGTCCATAAGAGCGGCAAAGGCTTTTTTAGGTTCTGCTAATTCATTAGCCGCTATATCTTTTCCCGCATCCAGATCAGCTGTGGAGACAGGATCATAGTCGGAGCCGTTCCAAATTTGACGAGCGTCGCCGGGGGCTTTTGGTACTTCTTGAGCATCGGCAGGAATATCGGGATGGTCCAGCTCGTTACCTTCATTATCTAAAGGCATCTCGAAAGTACCAATAAATTTACCTTTACTATCTACATAGTGCTTCATGCCCACCCCCTCACAATTAATTTCCAATTAGCATCTGTTATGATGAAAGCTACGCCGGTAGTTTTATCAAATATAAACCAGAGTCCAGCAGCCCCGCCGTATCGTATGTTTATGTTTGTTGCATCAGGTACAATAGACGCGCCACGAGAGCCTGTACCGACAATATCACCGTTATACCCGATAACAACTTCATCGCCAATAGAATAGTCTCCTTCCGCTGTTTTACATATAAGACGTAATTGAATTAATGATGGGGGGGCCGGTAGCCCGTGTGCTAAAATCAAAGCCCCCGCAACTGTTAAAGTTTGTTCTGCACTTATAAAGGGCGCTCCCTTTAGCTCAAGATGAGCAGACGGTGCCGCTCGATATATTAATGTCTCGGGCTTTCCTGAAACAATTTGGCCCGCAACAGGATCAGACACACCGCCCTGTATCTTAATATTTAACACGCCAAGCCCCGCAGGATTTGCAGTAGACGCACCTGTATTCGTATTAGCCGGAATAAAATTAAATTCTAAGCCATCAAATAAAGTCTGAGGGGCTTGCTGATTAGCTTGTATGTCAAGGATATACGCGTCAGCTGCACCACTATCGTCGTAGTTAAAAGCACGGCCTGATGCTAACTCGACGATCATTTGCATATATTGTGATACGAGGGCGGTATCAGGTACGCCACTTGCCGCTTGCCCACCAGCTCTCAGTAATGCTTGCTCAAGCCCGAAGCGGTCGTTAAGTTGATCTTTTTCAAGTGGGTAGCCGTCAAGAGCACCGGGGGCAGAAGAATTAACAGCTTCCCCCTCAGGGTACGCAGCTGTAGCCGGTAACGTACCGACAGGGTATTTAGCATTTTGGTCTAAAGCCATGAGAATAGCCTCCTATTAGCTGTATATTACCATCATAACCGCCCACGTATGCAATGGTTTTAAACGTAGGACAGTTTGTTCAAGTTCTATTTTACGCAATGCGGGCACTTGTGCCACTTCAATCGTGATAAGTTCACCTGATCCGCCGAAAGTTGCAGGACCTCCAACAAAAAATATGAGGGGCCAAGTCGCCGGATCTGCTGGGATATCGTAATCTATCGGTACGTCTGTAAACCCTGCTTGTTCTGCCACTGCACCCGGCTCGCCTGCAAATGCTTCATCGCCGCCCGCAACAATGAGCCATACGGGTATAGTACGGATTGCATCGCCGTTTACTAACACTACCGCGATAAAGACTTCCGCCACTGCACTTGGCTCGCCTGCAAAAGACTCAAGCCCACCAGCAACGGTCGCAAACTTTGTCGCAAATTGTCGAGGATCAACGGCCGGATCATTCGAGTAAACAAATAAATCAAAGCCAGCCGCCTGCAATTCTCGCTCCATACGGTCGCGTGTACCTGCGGCCTGCTCGGCATTTATTCTAGCTGCTAATCGTGACCGACGCACAGCATCAGTCAATGTCGGATCGGGAACAACCCCGAAATCAATCTCTAATTCCTCAAGCTGGCCTGTCAGCTCTGGATTGCGAACATTTGCGAGTGTTGTCAGGTTAGTGCGTACTGATTCCAAAGAATCGCCGATCCCTAAGAGCAGGCCTTCCATACCGCCGCCGATTTTTTGCGTCTAGGCAGATCCTCTCGGCCAGACTGCATCAATGGCTTTCTTTAAGAGAGGATTAGGCATAAGTTATTGGGCCTGTCTTAACTAGTTCACCTGGGCGTAGCTGGTACCTTGTTTCTAATAATAAAACATCGAAGCCAAATCGTACGGTAGTCGCTGATCCGCCTGTCGCACGGAGTGCATCATCCACCACGCCGCCTATTGACGCCACGCTTAGTGTGTCATTTCTATCACCTTCAAAGTCTAAACCACCAACAAACATCAACACATTAGCAAAATACAGGTCGAGCGCATCCTCGATGTCTTGCTTGGCCTGCACCTCTTTTGACGGATCGACAAGTAAATTCTGAACCTCTATGAAGACTGATAAACGAGTGATTGATTCTACGAAGAGGGTCTCATCCGTTAGGCCTAGCGGCTGACGCTCAAAGCCCGTCTCAGGATCAGTCGTGATTGAGTCTCGTACATCATCGAGAAGGGCAGGCGGTGCAATGCCGTCAGGATCAATAGATGTTTGAGCCTCCACATATACTGTGCGCTCTGGGGGTTCAGATGTAACACCGGAACCGATAGGCTGACCGGCGTACGGATATGCACGCCGCACACCTTCGGTTTCTTCCGACCAAATCCGGTAGTCTGCAGCATTACCGCCGCCAGTAGTCACTCGCTGGGCAGTTAACACCCGCGATCTATATGTTTCCTGTTCTTCCTCATCGGCACCGGTTGTCGTTGTTCCGGTCACAGTGGCTGTAGTTGCAGCACCTGAGATCTGCGCGCTAATTGATAACGTCTCACCATTATTAAGATTGCCGACTGCGCCTGTCTCTTCACAGGTGAGCGATAAGGTAGCAACGCCAGCAGCGATCACAACATCGGCCGCAGCAAAATACCGCAAGCCGTTAGATGCTGCGACCCATGAAATGGTTGAAGGTATATTGATGCCGTTAGTGCCGGTTACGTCCGCAGTCACAACAGCTGCTATGGCTTTCTTTTTGACAATGCTGCGATCTGCTCCAATATTATCAAGATCTTCGTCTGTGGCTGTCAGAGCTAACGATTGCCTCGCCCTCTCAGCACCAAATTTATATAGACCCGTAATGACAAGCGAAACTGACCCAGCAATCAC